TAAAGACAAAGGTGAGACATGGTATTGCTCAAGTTGTATAACAAAGGTATAAAAAAATGGTATTACAAACATTAATTGGTCCCGTAACAGGGCTATTGGACAAATTTATTGAAGACAAAGACCAAAAAAACGCGCTCGCGCATGAAATTGCCACCTTGGCCGAAAAGCAAGCCCACGAGGCGGCCCTCGCGCAAGTCGAAGTCAACAAGCAAGAAGCGCAGCACAGATCAATATTTGTTGCTGGATGGCGGCCGTTTACAGGATGGGTCACTGCGCTCGCGCTTGCGTACCACTTTATTGCTGTTCCCCTTATTCTTTTCGCAACAGCGGTTGCTGGTATCGAAATTCCTGAGTTACCTGAGTTTGATATGGAAACGCTAACAACTATTCTTCTTGGCATGCTCGGGCTTGGCGGTTTGAGAAGCTTCGAGAAGTTCAAAGGGATATCTAAATGATTCAGAAAAAACTACAAAAAGGCTCCGACTATAACAAATATGATCTAGATGGGGACGGAATTGTAGACGATGATGAGTTGTTAGCAGCCGAAAAGTTGCATGAAATAGAGGCAGCCGAGAAGCATGAGGCAGCCGAGTTACGCAAAATGACAGCACAAAGACGCATGGCTACGGCTGTATTGTGCTTTATGGCACTGTATACGTTGTTAATGTTTATGCCTTTTGTGTCAGATGAAAGAGTAAAACTTCTTACAGACCTCTCTAATTTATTATATTTGACAGGTGGGGGCATCGTGGGAGCCTATATGGCTGTATCCGTATGGCCGAAAAAAGGGTAAGAAAATATGGAGAGCGAAAGTTTAAGAAGCATGACATTCGTTGGCCTAAAGAACACAAGATATATCAATCCACAGAATGCGCTGCATGTGGTGCCAAGACATCAGGATTTTCTAAAGATAAGGGAGAGACTTGGTATTGTTCGAGTTGCATAACAAAAGTGGAATAGACAAAATTAAACAATTACGGCATACTGTTTCTCAAGACATAAAGGTGACTTAAATGGCAAGACCCAGAATAAATCAATTTGCAGACGATTTAAGTATTAGTAGAAATCAGGCTGTAAACTTAATCAACAAAGGCCGCAGTAAAAAAGATGGTGGCTCACAAGTATTGGAGAACAATATGAATAAAATGAAAGGCTACAAAAAAGGTGGTAAAAACTCTGTCGGTCCTATCCCGTTACCTGATGAAGCAAAACGTATTCGTTTGGCCGCTGCCTTAGACCCGAAAAGAAGAGAAGACAAAGAGGCTGCCAGAAGGGCTATAGCTGAAAAAAACTTGCTTGAATTAGAAAGGTCAGCCGAAAAGGCCAGGGCAGAGCAAAAAGGTGGAGAAGAAAGGCTTATGACTAAACAGGAGCTCATAGAAAAGTATGGGCCCAAAGGTCGTATGGCTGGTGGCGTAGAAAGACGCGGTGATGACCAACCAGTAATCATGGCAAAAGATGGTAAGTTTGTATGTCGTGGTGGCGGTGCAGCGGTTAGAGGCACAGGTTTTTCAGGGGTTAAGTAATGGTATTTGCACCAGGGACTGATGATGACCCAACGGGTTACAAAGCTGCAACAGCGCAAGCTTATGAAATGGCCACGGGTCGGCCTGAAGAGAAAAGAAGAAAGAAGGACAAGGATAGAAGTTATAAACCTGCGGTAGTCAAACAAACTCCTCAAGGCCCTAAGATTACTAACCCTTATCCAGATGGTATATTTTCAAGAATATTTGGCGCAGAAAATGTTGATTACTCTAATCAAATGAGTCAACAACAAGCTGCAAATATAGAGTTTGCTAGGAGGAACAGATTTTTTGCTCCGCAGACAGTGGATCAATCTTCTTTGCGAAAAGGTTTTGGTAGTTTGTTTGGTAGTAGCGCAGGTGAGGCTACTGCTTTAGGTGAGCTTCAAAAACAAACCCCAAAAATGTCCACCCCTGAAATGATATCTAGAGGGGTTGCTTCTTTAATGACTCCTTTTGGGCCACTTATTTCTATGGCTGACCCAAGGGGAACTGAAGTTACCATACCATCTCTTCCTGATAATTTGTTTGATAACAACGAACAGTTCGGGACATTGAGTAAATACGACCCTAACCTGGATCCTCGTAATAAACCTGGGGGTATGATTAGCAATATGCTTAGTTTCTTTACAGGGGGAGTTGACCCAGGAGAAGCTAAAGACAAAGTATCTGAGTTACTTCCTGACTTTAATTTAAGTGGGATATCTAGTCTACTTCCTGACTTCAACTTAAACATGGAATCTGAAACGAGTGATTTAGACGAAGGGCCTGTAGCGGATCCTTTCTATCCTGATATGCCAAGAGTAGAGCAACTTCCACTTCCGGAGCTGTACTAAAGCATGGATTTAATTAATATTTTAACAAAATATCAAAAAGTCTTGAAACAAAGAGTGGATGATATTAGTGTAGGTTTAGCAAGTGGTGGTATTTCAAATATGGAAGACTACCGAGCAAGAGTCGGTGAAATACAGGGTGTCACCTATGCTCTTGATGAATTACAGGCCCTGCTAAAGAAGAGCAACTATGACGAAGACACTTCTAGTTCCTGACTATATTCTCCAGCAGCAGAGAGCAAAAAAAGAATCCGAAAAAGCTGCACAAGACATGTCCTTAAAAGAAAGAGTACCACAGCCAACAGGGTGGCGCATACTTGTTATGCCCTACACTGGTAACGATAAAACAGATGGCGGTGTGTATATTCCAGACCAAGTTCGAGAGCGAGAAGCTCGAGCAACGGTTGTTGCATATGTCATTAAAGTTGGGCCGTTAGCCTATCAAGACCAAGACAAGTTTGGTGGAGAGGCGTGGTGCAAGGAAGGAGACTGGGTCTGCATTGGCAGATATGCAGGTTCTCGTTTCAACATCACGGGTGGAGAGGTTCGTATCATCAATGATGACGAGGTTATCGCCACAATTGTAGATCCTGACGACATTAAAAGTTATAAATAGAGGACATCATGAGCAAAGAAAACGTAGCTGAACAGCAAGAATTAGAGTTTGAAACCGAAGTTGATGTGAAAGAGGAAACCGAAGAGGCTCCTCAAGAAGCTGAAGCAGAGGCTCAAACCGAAGAAAAAGAAGCATCAAACGATGATGAGTTATCTGAATATTCCAAGAATGTTCAAGATAGAATACGAAAGATAACACAGAAATACCGTAAAGAAGAGTCTGAGCGCAAGGCCGCAATAGAGTATGCAGAGGCGGTACAGAAGCAAAACAAAGAACTTAAAGAAAGACTTGAGTCCTTAGATCAGTCCTATGTTGGAGAGTTTGGTACAAGGATAGACTCTCAGATTCAAGCGGCCAAGGCAGCATATCAAAAAGCATATGATGAAGGCAATGCTGATGAAATGTTTGAGGCCCAGAAGAATTTGAGCAAGTTGGCTCTTGACCAAGCACAGCTAGAACAATCTAAGAAACAGATGGAAAAGAGGGCGAAGCAAGCTGAAGAAGCACCTCAACAACCAGCGCAAGCACCTCAACAACAGGCAGAGCCCGATCCGAAAGCAGAAGCCTGGGCAGAAAAGAATGATTGGTTTGGCACAGACCAGCCCATGACATACGCTGCTTTTGGTGTTCACAGGCAACTGATAGAGGACGAAGGTTTCGATCCACGGTCTGATGAATACTACAAAGAATTAGATAGAAGGATACGAACTGAGTTCCCACATAAGTTCTCAGACACTCAAAAGTCTTCTAGCCCTAGAGTTGCTTCGGCTGATTCGTCTGCATCAAGGGCACCATCGAAGGGCAAAAGAAAGGTTAAATTAACACCTTCTCAGATTGCAATTGCAAAAAGATTAAATGTACCATTGGAAGAATACGCAAAGTATGTTAAGGATTAATTATGACAGATTCTAAAAGACAGCCACGCGAGGCTGCAACTCGCGCAAAGACCCAAAGACGAAAGCCTTGGGCACCTCCATCTAAACTGGAGGCTCCAGAAGCTCCCGCAGGCTTTAAGCACCGCTGGATTAGAACATCCATTCGTGGGGAAGACGATTCTATGAACGTAGGCGCAAAATTGCGGGAAGGATGGGAACCAGTTCGTGCTGACGAATATCCTGACCTAGAGGGGGTATACCCTTCCATAGAGGATGGTAAGCATGCAGGAACAATAGGTGTAGGCGGTTTGATGCTTGCACGGATCCCAGAGGAAACGGTTGAAGAGAGAACTGAATATTTCCGGGAGCAGACCCGCACACAAATGGATGCCGTGGACCAAAATTTGATGAGGGAGCAAGATTCCTCAATGCCTATTCACAAACCGGATAGGCGTAGTCGTGTAACTTTTGGTGGTAAAGATTAGCCACCTAATTTTAGGAGCTAAGATATGGCAAACGTAAATGTTGGATTTGGTTTAAAGCCAATCAGCATGCTCGGTGGCGCACCAGCCACTCAGGGCACTAATTCATATCACATTGCCAGTGATGCTTCTGCGATTTTTCAAGGTTCTCCAGTTATCGCAACAAACGGTGGCACAATTGCCGTGTCAAGTTCTGCTTCTGGTGACACACTGAAATTCGTAGGTGTCTTTGCAGGCTGTGAATATGTATCATCATCAACAGGCAAAAAGGTCTTTTCAAATTTCTGGCCTGGATCAGGAGCAGACACAAACTTTGATATTATCGGGTTTGTTCATGACAATCCTTTCCAGCGTTTCATAGTTTGTTCAGACGCTTCACTCACAGATAAAGCGACAGCAATCGCTACTATCTTTGAGGGTGCCGAGTTTTCTGCTGAATCTGGTAAGGGTGCAGCGAATGGAAGCACAACCACTGGCATGTCAGCCGCACAATTGGACGTTTCAACTGTAGACGCTTCAGATTTATCTCATCCTCTAAAGATCGTTGGTATTCTCGATGATCCAGAGAACGAAGATTTCACCGCTGCTGGTATTCCTTTGATTGTGGTAATTAACAACCATGCGCTTCTAGCAGGCTCTGCTGAAGCAACAGTAAGTTAAGGGAGACTAGATCATGGCTATTTCTAGAGCACAACTCGCCAAAGAATTAGAGCCCGGTTTAAACGCTCTCTTTGGCATGGAATACAATCGTTATGAAGGTCAGCATGCTGAAATCTTCGACACAGAGGCATCAGATCGTGCTTTTGAAGAAGAGGTAATGCTATCAGGTTTCGGTGCAGCCCCAGTAAAAAGTGAAGGTTCAGGTGTGTCATTTGATGATGCGCAGGAAGCATACACTGCTCGTTACAATCACGAGACAGTTGCTATGGCCTTCTCAATCACTGAGGAAGCTATCGAAGATAATCTGTATGATCGTCTAGCATCACGCTATACTCGTGCACTTGCACGCTCTATGGCACACTCAAAACAAGTAAAAGCTGCTTCAATATTGAACAATGCTTTCTCCGCTGGTGCTTTTGCTGGAGGTGACGGTGTTGCTTTATGTGACGCATCTCACCCTCTAACAAGTGGTGGTACGTTTAATAACGAGCCATCAACTGCTGCTGATTTAAACGAAACTTCTCTTGAAGATGCGTTAATTAGTATTGCTGGATTTGTTGATGAGCGTGGTTTGATTATCGCACTTCGCGGTATGAAGCTAATCGTTCCTCGTCAGCTTCAGTTCATTGCAGAGAGGCTACTTGTTTCTAATCTTCGTGTTGGAACATCCGACAATGATGTAAACGCAATCAAGACAATGGGCATGCTACCAGATGGCTATGTCGTTAATGACTTCTTGACTGACACAGATGCGTTCTTCATCAAGACAGATGCACCAAATGGCTTCAAGCACTTTGAGCGTCTAGCGTTGGCTACCAACATGGATCCTGATTTTGACACAGGTAACATGAGATTCAAAGCTCGTGAGCGTTACAGCTTCGGATTCTCTGACCCAAGATGTGTGTTCGGTTCACCGGGCGCATAAAAGAAACATCTCTCCTGTAGATGTGGCGGTAAGGTCTAGGCATCAACTAACCTTGCCGCTTTTTATTTTTTAAGGTATGATTATTTAACCCTTGACTGCAATCAAGCAGACATTAGCCAAGACAAGGAGATTAATATGGCTACAACATCTTTTCAGGGCATTGTTCGCTCTTATGGTGGTGGTATTAAAGGCACCCACACACCTGTTCCTGTAACGCAAAGCGTTCAGATTTCTTTTGATCCAACACAAACTTCAGCTACTAATGTAAGAGTTGGTACTTCAGCTACCTCTGGTGAAACACTTACTTTACCAGCAGGAGCTATACCAATTTCAATTACGGTCATTGGTGGTTCAACTGGTGGCACAAACCCAACAGTTGATATTGGTACATCTGCTGATGATGACGGTTTGTTTAACGAAGTTGATGCAGACACTAAAGGCACAGTAGTGGGTGCAAATGGTGCTTTGGCTGTTGCTGGTGGTTTAGCTGCTGATGCTACTGTTACTGGCAAAGTTGGTTCATCTGCTGCTACTGGTGGTACATTTACAGGCATCCTTACTTATGTGATGGCTAACAACAGCGTTCAATAATAGGAGGCTACAATGGCTAGTTCTATTATTGCAAAAACAGCTACTAGTACAGGTACATTAAACGGTGGTAGAACACGTTTGAAATCGTTTGTTGTCAAAAGTGCAGGTAGTGGTTCTCCTGCCGCAGTGTTTAGGAATGGCAGCGGTTCGGGAGCAACGCTTTTGACTATGACTTTTCTAACATCAGATGATACTCAGGTTAGTATTCCTGACCATGGAATAATATTCTCGGATGGTTGTCATGTTACGCTTACTGCCATAGATTCTATCACAGGATTCTTTGGGTAAAGTCATGACTCGGAAGCGAGATAAGCAACCGCCAAAAACAAAAAAATATTTCCGCTCCACCAAGTCTGGGGCGGGAATGACTAAGGCTGGTGTTGCTCGTTACAGGCGAGACAACCCAGGCTCTAAGTTAAAAACGGCTGTTACAGGCAAAGTTAAGAAAGGCAGTAAAGATGCTAAAAGGCGTAAGTCTTTTTGCGCTCGTTCTGCTGGACAAATGAAAAAGTTTCCAAAGGCAGCGAAAGATCCGAATAGCCGTTTAAGGCAAGCTAGAAGAAGATGGAAGTGTTAGATGACTCCAGAGGAAGTGTTAGCAAAAGTTGAAAGTCATGAGGCAGAGTGCGCTTTACGCTACAAACGCATTGAGGAGCGGCTTGACGATCAAAAGGCGCATCTAAAAAATTTAGATACTAGGCTTTGGGGTATTGCGATTTTAATTGTGACAATTGCTGGGTTGGAGAAGTTTATTTAATGGCAATACGGAGATCTAGTATACCGCAACAAATAAACAAACCGCCACAAAAGAAGAAGTGGAGCGCAAAAAGAAAAAAGTCCGTAAACTGTAAAAAACCAAAAGGATTTAGTGAACGGGCTTATTGTGCTGGTAAAAAGAAACGGGGAAAGAAGTAATGCCTCATTATACAAAACCTTTAAAGAAAGTTATAAAGGGACTTAAAAAAGCATCTAAGACTCATGCAAAGCAAGCAAGAGCTCTTTCAAAAATAGAAAAAGATCAAAGAACTCGATATAAAAATGGGAACAAGAAAAAAAGATCCTAAAGTAGGGACAGGTAAAAAACCAAAAGGTTCGGGCAGGAGGCTGTATACAGACGAGAATCCCAGAGACACAGTTAGTATTAAGTTTGCTACACCGTCTGATGCTCGAAAGACTGTGGCAAAGGTCAAGAAAATAAACAAACCGTTTGCTCGAAAGATACAGATATTGACGGTTGGTGAACAAAGAGCCAAAGTTATGGGTAAGTCAGAAGTTGTTAGAATATTTAAACAAGGTAAAGAGGCGATAAGAAAGGCAAACAAAAATGGCAGCGACTAGTAAACTAATTTATTTTAAAAAAGGGGGGAAGGCCAGTGCAAAGAGTAAGGGATCAAAGATATGCCCAGAGGGTAAGGCGTGGGCTAAACGCACCTTTGATACATACCCGTCAGCGTATGCAAACTTGGCCGCATCAAAATACTGTAAAGACCCAAACTACGCAAAGAAGTCAAAAGGCGGCAAGCGAAAGGGTAGGTAATGGGTGAGCTTAAGAAATGGCTAAAACAAGACTGGGTGAGGATTGGAAGTGATGGATCTATCAAAGGTAAATGTGGCACTTCAAAAGATAAGAAGAACCCTGATCGGTGCCTGCCAAGAGCAAAAGCAAATAGTCTCAGTAAGGCTGAACGAGCTAAGACTGCTCGTAAAAAGAAACGTGAGGGCGGCAAAGGTAAGACTGTTGTCTCTAATACAAAAAAAGCCAAAGTGAGTTTTAAAAAGTTTGGGGGCTTGGAAAAAGGAACGCAGGCTAAAAGACCTTATAATGGTAAGC